ATGGCACAACTGACAAGGAAGAGAGTAATTCTAATTGAAGCGGAAAGTTCTTATGGAACTGACCCTACTCCAGCCGCTACAGATGTAGTTCTAGTAACTGATTTAAGCATCACACCACAATCAAGTGATGTTGTTAACAGAGATGTGGTTAGACCATATCTTGGCTCGTCACAACAGTTACTGGCTAACACTAGAGTTGAATGTACATTCAGCGTTGAGTTTTGCGGAAGTGGCACAGCCGGTGTAGCGCCCAGGTACGGAAGTGCGCTTAAGGCGTGTGGCCTTTCAGAGACTGTCGCAAGTAATACTAGCGTTACTTATGAACCAATTTCAGCTAACTTTTCATCAATTACTATTCACTACAACGTTGATGGTGTAAGGCATATTGTTACGGGGTGTCGAGGAAATGTAGCATTGTCAGCAGAGGTAGGAGCGATCCCAACCCTCGACTTTACTTTTACGGGGATATACAATGCCCCAACAGATACTGCATTACCTTCTGTTACTTATGGAAACCAAGCAACTCCATTAATATTTAAAAATGGTAATACAAGTAGCTTCCAGTTATTAAGCTTTGCCGGAGCATTACAAAGTCTTAACTTTGATATCGGTAATTCAATCGTGTACAGAGAACTTGTTGGTGGTACTAAAGAAGTGTTGTTAACAGATAGAGCAGCTAATGGTTCTGTAACAATAGAAGCACCAACACTTGCGCAGAAAGATTATTTCACGGCTGCCTTAAGTGATACTACACTTGGTAACTTAACAGTTACTCATGGAACTGCTGCTGGTAACATTTGTCGATTAAGTAGTACTAAAGTAGATATTGGCGATGTATCTTATGGTGAAATGGATGGCGTTACTATGCTTGAAATACCATATACACTTGTACCAAGTTCAGCAAACGATGAGCTATCGATTGTCTACACTTAACTTTTAGATAGATAAGAGCTAGAGTGTAGAAGTATATTTATTTCTACACTTTATGACCTTTGTAAGAAAAAAGAACAAAACATTTAAATGGCCTGTTGTTGTTCGCGAACCTAGTGAGACTGATGCTGGGGTATATGAAGAAAATGAATTTATCGCTATTTTTAAAAGATTAAAAGTTAGCGAGTATCAAGATGCAGCGGAAAATAAAACAGAATTTGAAATGCTCAAAATGATGCTTGTTGGATGGGAAAATATGAAAGAAGAAGATGGAGAAGATATACCCTTTAATAACCAAAATCTTAAAGATATGATGGAAGATGCGTATTGGTTAAGAGCAGTATCAGACTCTTACACCAAATCTTTAGTAGATGAAAAAGTAAAAAACTAAGAGAGGCAGTTCTTTACTGGTTAGGTTCTGGTAAACAAGTTATTGATGAAACGCAAGATGACGCAAAAGCATTCGGTCTAAAACTGCCAACCGAGGAAGCTAAAAAAGATAAAGATAATTTTGAGGTCTATGAGGATAATTGGGATGCTGTTATGATGTTTTGTAATATGCAGACACAATGGAGTACTTCCTTTGGAGGTTTTGTAGGATTAAAGTATGAAGTTCTTTTAATGCAAGGTGGTATGTTTGACCTTTACAATATTACAGATAGGCGTAAAATTTTAGAAGAGCTACAAATCATGGAACATACAGCCTTGAAAGAACTTAATAAGGAAAAAAAATAAATGGCAAGTCAAACCTCAAAAATATTAATATCTTTTAAAGCTGCTGGTGATGAGTCTGTTTATAATGCATTTAAAAAATTAGGAAGAGAATCAAGAACATTAGAAAAGAATTTTACAACTTTAAGTGATAGAGGCATAAAAAAAATAAGAAATGAATTTAATAAAATGGCTAAAGGCTCTGCAAATAGCTTGCAAGCTATGAGAGCGCAAAAAAATGCTCTTATGGGTTTGCGTGATCAAGCTGATGTTACTGGATTAGAATTTAAACAACTCACTGCTGATATTGCTGCATTAGATGCCAGAATGCGAAAAGCTGGCGCTGGCGCTACTGGTTTTAAAAGTAAATTAGGAGGTTTTGCTAAAGGTGCTGGAGCTATAGCGGCTGGTGGTATTTTTGGAGGGCCAGAAGGTGCTATTGGTGCTGGTATTGGTTTGGGTATTGGCGGCCCTGCTGGTGCTGCTGTTGGTGCTGCTGTTGGTGCGCAAGTAGGAATGGTTCGTCAAAGTATTGGAGAGGTTGCTGATTATGATGCAGCATTAGAACTTCAAAGAAAAGCTTTAAAACTTGTTATTGGTGACACAAAAGAATTTGCTAAATCGCAAGAATTCTTGGCTGATAGAAGTAAAAAATTAGCAATACCTCAAGATGTAATAGTAAGACAATTTACATCATTAACTGCTTCTGTAAAAGGTGCTGGTAAAGAAACTGCTGATGCTGAAAAAGTATTTAAAGCAATAGCTGCTGGTATTAGAGGTACTGGTGGAAACTTAGAAGACATGAAAGCTGCTATGAGAGCGACTAGCCAGGTGTTCTCAAAAGGCAAAGTATCAGCCGAAGAATTAAGGCAACAATTAGGAGAAAGACTACCCGGTGCGTTTACTTTATTTGCTGATTCTATGGATAAAACACCAGCAGAATTAGATAAGGCTTTAGAGCAAGGTAAAGTCACGTTAGATGACTTTATGAAGTTTGCAGAAAAATTATTTGATACTTATGGTGAAAATGCAGAAATACTTGCTGCAAGTCCAGAAGCTGCTGGTGATAGATTAAGGACAGAAATGTCTAATTTAAAAGATAGTTTAGGAGATATATTAAGACCAATGGGTGCAGCATTTCAAACTTTTGCAGCAGAAGCAGTTGGAGCTTTTAATCAAGTAATCAAACGTGTTAAAAAGTTCCAAGTTGAAATGAAAGAAGAAGGATTAAGACAAACGATAGAAGAAGCTGATAGGCAAATTAGAAATATTGATGCAAGATTAAAAGTTTTAGCAAAGCAAGATACTAAAAATGCAAATCAATTAAGAAGACAACTTATACAAAATAGAGCAACACAAGTCGGTATAAAATCATCAGCGCAATCAGATTTACGATCACAATTTATTCCAAAAGATTTTACTGTTAGTGGTAATGTTTATGATGGTCTAACAGGTCACTTTAAAGGAACTGTTGCCGAATTGAATAAAACATCTAAAAACGAAACAACTGAATCTTTAAATAACATTCAAAAGGGAGCAAAAGCATATTTTGACACTATTAGCGATTTTGGAAAACAAACTCAAGATGCTGTAAGTAATGCATTTAAAGGTATGGAGGATGCCCTTGTTAAATTTGTGCAAACAGGAAAACTTAACTTTAGTGATCTTGCGAGATCAATAATGGCAGATCTTACCAGAATGCTCGTAAGAGCATCATTGCTTAATTTCTTGAGTCCTTTTCCATTTTTTGATCGTATAACAGGTGGTAAAAATGCAATGGGTAATGTATACGATGCTGGCAACAAGATTTCTAAGTTCGCAAAAGGAGGCATAGTTAAAAATCCAACAATGTTTGCTTATGGATCGGGAGGTTATGGTCGATTTGGCCTCATGGGAGAAGCTGGCCCGGAAGCGATCATGCCGTTGAAACGTGGTGCAAATGGAAAACTTGGAGTGCAAAGTTCTGGCGGTGTTGGTAATATTGTTGTAAATGTAGATGCTTCTGGTAGCTCTGTAGAGGGTGATTCACAACAATCAGAGCAGTTTGGTAGGGCTTTAGCTGCTGCTATACAATCAGAACTCATACAACAGCAAAGGCCAGGAGGTTTACTTAGTTAATGGCTACTTTTCCAAATATTGAGCCTTCTTTTAGCTTAAAAAAAGAACAATCTCCCTTAACAAGGGTGGTTCAATATGCTGATGGGTTTGAACAAAGAATAATGTTTGGCTTGCCAACTAATCAAAATCCTAGAAAATATAATTTAAGGTGGGAAAACATTACAGAAGAAGAAGCAGATACTATTGATTATTTTTTAAATGAACGTGCTTTTGATAAAGCTACTTTCGATTATGCACCACCAAGAGAATCATTTACGAAAACAGGTACTTATGCACAAAGCAGTACAACAATATCTATTACAATTACAAATCATAGGTTGTTTGTTGGTGATTCAGTTGCAATAGATTTTACTTCTGGTTCTTCAACTGATGGTACATATGTAGTTTCTTCTATTACAAACCCAAATGTTTTTGTTGTGACAGCAGCTAGTGGCGCGACTACGAGCGGTGATGTTTCTATAACAAAAACTGGATCTGGTAAATTTATTTGTGAGAGATGGACAAAAACAATTAACGTGGCAAATTTAGCTGATATAGATGCTACTTTTATTGAGAAATTCGCAGCATGACTATAGATACAGCCCCAGTATTTAGCGATGTTCAAAAAGAAAACCCTTCGTCAATTATTGAGCTTTTTGTGCTTGAGTTAAAAGAGGGCTTAAACTATGCAACTGGTAATCCAACAGGTATAGATACTGTTTTTAGATTTCATGCTGGGGCAGCAGAAGGTAATATTGTTTGGAATAGTCAAACCTATACACAATTCCCTGTGCAAGCAACAGGTTTTGGATACAAAAAAGGACAGCTATCTAGACCTACAATTTCTATAAGTAATATGGGTACACCTAATATGTCGGCAATACTGAATTTAGCAAACACATTTACGGTTGGCAATGATTTAACAGGTGCAAAAGTTACAAGAATAAGAACAATGGTAAGGTTTTTAGATGCTGCAAATTTTTCTGGCTCTACAAATCCATATGGAACTCCTGATCCGGATGCAGAATTTCCAAGAGAAATATATTATATAGATCGTAAATCAGCAGAAAATAGAAATGTAGTTTCTTTTGAATTAGCTGCTGTTTTTGATCTTGCTGGTATTCGTGCGCCAAAACGTCAATGTACTAGAGACATATTTCCTTCTATTGGTACTTTTATAGGATGACTTGGAAAAATAAAGCATTAGTTCATGCGAAAGACCAAGCACCAAAAGAATCTGTAGGATTGCTACTAAATATAAAAGGTAAGGAGAAATATTATCCTTGTCGTAATTTATCCATAACGGCAAATCAATGTTTTATTCTTGATCCAGAAGATTATGTAAAAGGAAGTAATTTAGGTGAAATTACAGCAATAATTCATAGTCATCCAACAACTCTTCCTAACCCAAGTGATGCAGATTTAGTAAGTTGTGAAAATAGCGGTCTACCTTGGCATATTGTTAATCCACATACAGAAACTTGGGGATACTGTGAACCGTCTGGTTATAAAGCACCTTTATTAGGAAGGGATTGGATTTGGGGTATAACAGATTGTTGGTCATTAGTAAGAGATTGGTATAAACAAGAAAAGAATATTGAGCTTATTGATTACCAAAGACCAATAGATCCAGAAGAATTTTTAAAAAATCCATTATTTGAAAAATATGCAAAAGATACTGGATTTAGAGAACTTGACAGTAATGAGTCTTTACAGAAGGGTGATGTATTATTAATGTCAATATTGTATCCAACTTTAAATCATGTAGCTATTTTTTTAGGCGATATGGTTTTACATCATTTAGCCGATAGACTATCTTGTAGAGAGCCATATTCTGCGTGGTTACAAAAATGCACAGGTAAGAGGTATCGTTATGCTTCGTAAATTAAAATTGCATGGAGAACTTGCTAAGTTTGTCGGTCAAGATGAATTTGAAGCTGTTATGAGAACATCCGCAGAAGCTATAAGATTTCTTGTTACTAATTTTCCAAAAGTAGAAGCATATATGTCTGATAAATACTATCAGGTATTAGTAGGTAAAGAAGAGATAGATAAAGAAGACTTGCACAATCCTACAGGTCAATCTGATATACATATTGTTCCTGTTATCACTGGTGCTGGAGGTAGAAGTCCGTTTGGAAGGATTTTACTTGGAGCAGCTTTGATAGGGGCTAGTTTCTTATTTCCCGGTGCTGGTATGTTTGGAACATACGGTCTTGGTAAGACTGCGGCTGCAACAGGTTTTACTGCTGCTGGTATTGGTACTGCTATAGGTACTGGTTTAAGTGTTATTGGTGCAGGTTTGGTTTTAAATGGTGTTTCTGAGTTATTATTTCCACTCCCAACTCCAGATGAACAAGAAGATGATCCTAGAATTTCATTTGCATTTAATGGGCTGACAAATACTAGCCGAGCCGGAACTGCACATCCTATCGTATACGGCGAAATTGTTACTGGTTCAGTAGTTATTTCTGCTGGTATTGACACTAACCAAGTAAAAGCATGACAGATAAATTTATTAGAGGTTCTGGAGGTGCGCCTCCCACTCCACCTACTCCATATCGTGCGCCTGATACTTTAAATAGTAGACAGTTTTTAACTATTTTAGATTTATTATCAGAAGGTGAAATTGAAGGTTTTGCTACACCATCAAAAAAGAATATTGCATTTGGTAGTTCTAATTATTTAAAAGCAGCATTAGCTGATGTTTTCTTAAACGATACATCTGTTTTAAATATTGATACCTCATTAAGCAACACAGCATTTGCTAACAAGTTAAACAACTTAACTGCATCAGATTATAATTTTCAAAATATACTTTTAAATACAAGACTTGGTGCAAGTAATCAACCTAAAATTAAGGGAATAGTAGGAAGTGATGCCTTAAGTTCTGGTTTTAGCGTTCAAGATTGTACGGTTGCAAATGGTGGTGTTTCGCAAGATATATCAACAGGTAAAGATGCAGTCAAAGTAACTGTTATGTTTCCTCAATTACAGAAAGCGAAAGATAATGGTGATTTGCTTGGATCTTCTGTTGAGTTAAGTATTAGGTTGCAAATTGATAATCAAACTTCTGGAGGGCCATCTGATACTCCTACTCATGAAGAAATAGTAAATGACATAATTACTGGCCGTAGTGCTGATCCATATTCAAAAGAATACAGAATAGATTTACCCGACAGTTACACACAAGCAAATATAAAAGTTATAAGAGTAACAGCAGATAGCACTACAGAACAGCTTAAAGATGAATTTAAGGTAACAGTAATTCAAGAAATAGTAGATGATAATAATACATACCCAAACTCAGCATATACATCATTAAGGCTTGATTCAGAACAGTTTTCATCTATTCCAAAAAGAGCTTTTCGTATTCGTGGTGTAAAAGTAAGAATACCAGCCTCAAATAGTAGTGGAACAATACAAGTAGATCCAGAAACAGGTCGTATAGATTATCCACTTAACTATGTATTTAACGGACAATTTGGAGCAGCGCAATGGACTTCATGTCCAAGCTGTATCTTGCTCGATCTTTTAACAAATGAAAGATACGGATTTGGCACTTTTTTAGATCCTGATGGTACTTTTACATCGTCTGGTACATCATCAATTTTAGATTTATATAGTTTTGTTGTTGCAAGTAAATATGCAAATGAACGTGTTAATAATGCCTTTGGGAGTGAAGAGGCTAGATTTAGTTGTAACGTTAATATTCAATCAACAAGAGAAGCATATGATTTGATAAAAGACTTAGCAGCAGTAATGAGATGTATTCCTACTTGGAGTCAAGGTTCTATATCTTTAGTGCAAGATGCACCTAGCGATCCAGTTTATTTATTTAATTTAGCTAATGTTACCAAAGATGGATTTAGCTATACAGGATCAAGCTTAAAACAGAGACATAGCGTAGTAAGTGTAAGCTATTTTAATATGGATTCAAGAGAATTAGATTTTGAAGTATATGGTGATGGTGATACGGCTGCTGAAATAACAAGACGACAAAAACTTGGAGTTGTTTATAAACAAGTAAAATCATTTGGCTGTACATCAAGAGGGCAAGCTCAACGTATGGCTCGTGCAATAGTTTTCTCGGAGGAACAGGAAAGCGAGGTCATATCTTTTTCTACATCTATAGACGCTGGAGCAATAGTAAGACCGGGTTCTGTAATTTTAGTTAATGATCCAGTAAGGCAAGGAGATAGAAGATCTGGGAGAATAAAAGCAGCTACAGAAACACAAATCACTGTTGATGATCCAAAAGATCTTGATTCATTTGTTGGCGGTAATCAAAAAGTTTATGTCATAATGCCAAATGGATCTGTTGAGGACAAGTTCACTACTAATGTGGATTCTGTAACTGGTGTAATAACTATAAATCCATCAACACCGCTATCAACAATTCCAAACGTAAATTCTATATGGCTTTTAGAAAGTGATGGAATAGGTCAAGAACCTCAAAAATTTAGAGTAATAACAGTAGAAGAACAAGATGGTATAAATTATGCAATCACAGCTTTAAGTTATAGATCAGAAAAATATGACAACATAGAATCAATAGATTTTCCAACATTACCACCAAGAAATATATCAACATTAAATCAAGTAAAACCAGCACCAGTAATTCATACGCCAATAAGAGAAGAAGTTGCTGTAGTAAACAATATTGCTATCAACAAAATATTATTATCTTGGACTCCTGTTACAGGAGTAACACAATATCAGGTTCAGTATAGATATGAAAAATCTAACTGGGTCACACAAGTTGTGTTTAGACCTGATTTAGAAATTATGAATACTGAAGCTGGTATTTATGAATTTAAAGTTTTTTCGTATAATGCAACCTTACAACTATCAACAACTCCAGCAACAGCAGAGCTTGATGCAACAGGTAAGAAAGATCCTCCAGAGGATGTTGCAAATTTATCAGCAGAACCAGTAAGCAATAACACACTTAGATTACGCTGGGATAAATCAATTTCAGCAGACGTTTTGCATGGAGGTCGTGTCTATATACGACACTCAAATAAAACGGATGGTACTGGTACTTTTGCTAATTCAGTTGATTTGATAGAAGCTGTTGCTGGTAACTCAACAGATGTAATTGTTCCATCTTTAGAAGGAGAATATATTTTAAAATTTAGAGATGATGGTGGAAGGTTTAGCGTTGGAGAAACAAGTGTAATTATGGACTTGCCTGATCTTATTGATATACAGGCAGTTTTTACAGACAGAGAAGATACAGGTGGTAGTCCGTTTAATGGTAATAAAACTAAAACAACTGAATTAGATGGTGCGTTAAAACTTACAGATCCATCGTCAGTTATTACAGGAACCTATAGTCAATCAGGTAATGATATTACTTGTACTATAAATAATCACGCTATAACTGCTGGTGATATTTTTGATTTTACTTTTACTACTGGTGGTGCTTTAAATGGTAAATTTCCTGTTAGTTCAGTTACAAATGCAAATGTTTTTGTAGCTAAATCTAACAATAGTAATACAACATCAGGAAATGTAAGTGTTGCTAGAGGTTTAAAAGGTACATATGATTTTGATGGCATATTAGATTTAGGTGGTGTTTTTTCTGTTAATTTAAAACGGCATTTTCAATCTATTGGCTTTTTCTTAGGTGGTGACTTACAAACAGCTACATACACTCAATCTGGCACTACAGTAACAATAACTAAAAACTCTCATGGAAGAGCAGTTGGTGATTCTATAGTTTTTGATGCTACTTCTGGTGCTGGTGTAGATGGTACGTTTCAAATTGCAACTGTTTCAACAAACTCTTTTACATATACGGCAAACCAATCACAAACAGTAAGTAGTTCAGATTGTACTTTTCAATTTGTAAACACATTAGAACAAATTATTCCTAATACATCTCCTGAGTTTGGTGGGCCTTCTGATGGTGGATTTGATAATTATGCGGTTGATGGTGATTTTGATGGTGCAAAAGCACAGAAAACAAATGCTCAAATTTTAGTTGCGTCAACATTATCAGCACCTAGCAATGGGTCTTCATATCAGCCATCAGACTTTGACGGCAAACCTTTTAATGTTTTTGCTAATGGTACATTTAAAGGTCGAGGATTTAAGTTTAAATTAAAATTATCTTCTGATGATGCTGCACAAAACATAAGTGTTGAGCAAGCTGGTTACTCAGCATCTTTTGAAGCAAGAACTGAGCAAAGTTCTGGTACAATTAGCACTTTAAATAGCAGTAATATTCCAGCAGCAAAAGTAGTTACATTTACAAAACCATTTTTTACAGGAACTAGCAGTACAGATGGAGGACTTAATGCTTATTTGCCTAGTGTTGGTATAACAATTCAAAATGCTCAAGCTGGGGATTTCTTTACAATTACTTCTTTATCAGGAACAGGATTTACAATTAATATAAAAAATCCTAACGAAACTGCAAACAATGGTTACGTTGATAGAAATTTTACATATCAGGCTGTTGGTTACGGCAAAGGGGTGTAATATGGAGGAAAGTATTACTTAAATGGCTCAAGTAAGTTCATACAATGTAGCTAATAGATCTGGCGCACAGGTGCGAGGTGATATAAATGATATATATTCTGCTATTAAATCTTGCAATAGTGGCCCTAATGATCCAGCAAGTCCAGAGCAGTTTATGTTGTTTGGAGATAACAGCCCTGGTGATTTTAATTTAAAAATACATGATGGATCACAATTTAGAGTTATAGGAAAAGTAACAGAAGATAATTTAGGTCTACTGCCTCGTGCTGGTGGTACGATGACAGGTCAATTACTAGGAGATGATGCTTCTGGTTTTGCATCACCAGCTTATGCGTTTGATAATGATACAGATACAGGAATGTTTAGATCAAATGCTAATACAATAGGATTTTCAACATCTGGTTCTAAAAAAGTAGAAATAGACACAAGCGGTTTAACTATTGTTGCTGATACTAATGCTACAAGAACTTTAACCTTTCAAGAAGCTACTAATAATGGTGCTAATCATGTCTCGTTGAAATCACCTGCTGCTTTATCTGGAAATGTAGCTTTAACATTGCCACCCTCTATAACAAATGGAGGATTTTTACAAACAGATGGTAATGGTCAATTAAGTTTTCAAATTGTTAATGGTGTGCCAACTGGTGCGATATTTGCATTACCTGATACACAGGGAACAGGAACAGGTTTTCAGTCTGATGGTATTCCAACTGGCTATTTAGAATGTGATGGTCAATTACTTGATAGATCAACTTATGCTGCTTTGTTTAATGTTATTGGTACAAGATATGGAAATACAACTAGCAGTAATTTTAGGGTTCCAGATTTACGAGGTGAATTTATAAGAGGTTGGGCTAGTGGTACTACTGATAGTTCTAGGGATCAGGGAAGAGGTATTGGAACTACACAAGGCGGTCAAAACCAACAGCACAATCACCCAGCATCTTCTAACGCATCAGTGTCTGACAGCGGTCACTTCCACCATTCATTTAGGTTAGGAAATAGTGGAAATAGACAACATAACAGTAGTTTAACCAGTAGCAACTTCCCTGCATCTGGTACAGGTGCTGGTCATTTAAATGAAGCATATAATATAACTAGCAAAAACAGCGAAGCAAACGTAGGTAGAACTTCAAATGAAAATGCGAATATTTCTGTTAATGTTAATACAAGCACTAGTAATGATGGTGGTAATGAATCTAGACCTCGAAACGTAGCTATGATGTACATTATTAAAATTTAATTATGGCTGTTTTACCGGGTACATATAACATAACAATGCAAAGAAGAGCAGATTATTCTGTTCAACTTGTTTTTAAAGATTCCAACAATAATGCTATTAATCTTACTGGATATACAGTTTATGCTCAATGTTGGGATGAAGGTAGAAATATAAAATATGGAGATTTTGCAGTTACATATACAGATCGTGCTGCTGGCACTATTGATATTGCTTTAACAGATGCACAAACAGCTACTTTTCTAGCAAATAAACTTTCTTATGATGTTTTACTAGAAAATCCTTCTGGATTGCGAGAGTACTACCTTGAAGGTGTTATAACTATGTCAGAAGGTTATACATCACCATGACTTCAGTTAACATAACAACTACTAAAAATACTGTTACTGTTAATGAAGGTGATACAACTGTTGTTTCTGTAACTACTGCTGGGCCTCAAGGCCCAAAAGGTTTAGAATTAGATGAAACAGCTAAAGTTAATGGCTCTGTCATTTACTACGACCAAAGTTCTGCTAAATTTAAGGCAGATGCAACTACCACCAAACTTACACTTGTCGATGGGGGCAATTTTTGAAGCATGGCTAACACAATCAGAATAAAAAGATCCACAGGATCATCAGCACCTAGTACTCTAGAAAATGCTGAATTAGCTCACGCAGAAGGCTCCGATATTATTTTTATCGGTAAAGGTACAGGAGGATCTGGAGGTTCTGCTACAACTATTGAAAAGATTGGTGGAAAGGGAGCATTTTTTGATAAAGACACAACACGAATTGCAAATACTATATTAAGTGGCCCTACCTCTGGATCGGCTGCTGCACCTACGTTTAGGTCACTTGTAATCGCTGACCTTCCAAGCCATCCACATACGCTTATCAGCGATTTCGATACTGGAGTTCGTACAAATAGATTAGATCAGATGGCTGCACCTACAGGTTCAGTTTCATTAAACAGCCAAACAATAACTAACTTAGCAGACCCGGTAAATACACAAGATGCTGCAACACGCGGTTTCGTTGAGGCTACATCACAAGGACTTGATGTTAAAGATAGCTGTAAAGCAGCAACAACAGGAAACATAACAATATCAACTGCACTTAATAATGGAGATACGCTAGATGGTGTAACTCTTGCAACTAATGATCGTGTTCTTGTTAAAGACCAGGCTACTGCAAGTCAAAACGGTATTTATATAGTTGGGTCTTCTCCAGCTAGAGCTAGTGATTTAGCTGCTGGTTCTGATGCTGCTGGTATGTTTACCTTTGTAGAACAGGGAACTGTTAATGCTGACAACGGTTTTGTTTGTACGAGTAACAAGGGAAGCGCAGTTACAGGTACTAATAATCTTACCTTTGCACAATTTTCTGGTGCTGGTCAGATTACAGCAGGGGATGGACTTGATAAGTCTGGTAATACACTTTCCGTTGATCTAAAAGCTAATGGTGGACTTGTTATTGAATCTACTGAAATTGGTGTTGATCTTGCTGCTAGTTCTATAACAGGAACTTTACCTGTAAGTAAATTAACAAGTGTTACTGCAACAGCTACAGAAATAAACAAACTTGATGGATTAAACTCTACCACTACAGAATTAAACACCTGTACTGATGGCTCAACATCTGCTACAGCAACAACTCTTGCTACAGCAGATCGCATGGTTATTAATGATGGCGGAACAATGGTACAAGTTGCGTTATCTGATCTTGTTACCTTTTTAGAAAATGGAAGTGTATCAGGTTTTGATATAGACGGAGGATCGTACTAGAAACTAATCATTAGGAGGTAAAAGCCAATGGCTAACACAATCAAACTTAAAAGAGGTTCTGGTAGTGATCCTAGTGCTAGTGATTTAGTTCTTGGAGAAGTAGCGGTAAGAACCGACAACGGTAAATTATTTACTAAGAAAGACGATGGAACGGTAGCAGAAATATCTGGTGGTGGTGGCACTGCTACTACTATTAACAACAATGCTGACAACCTAATCATAACTGGTTCTGGTACAGCAAATACTTTAAATGCAGAGTCAACATTAACTTATGATGGGGCTGGTACACTTGCACTTTCATCAACTGATGCTGGTAGTTCTGCTGCACCAATAATTGAGCTTTATAGAAACAGTGCATCTCCAGCAGATGCAGATTATATTGGTCAATTAAAATTTACTGGCGAAAGTGACGATGGTAGTAAAGAAGTATATGCAAAGATTACAGGTAAGATTGATGATGCCAGTTCTGGTACAGAAGATGGAATTATTGAGATTGCACATAGAAAAGCTGGCTCTAATAATATTTCTGCAAGATTTACAAGCACAGCACTAAAACTAATAAACGGAACAACTTTAGAAGTCGATGGTACAGACGCAACGATAAACGGACTTAATCTTGGCAGAGGTGCAGGGGGTAGCGAAACTAATGCTGCTTTTGGACTTGAAGTTTTAGAATCAAATACATCTGGAGTTAATAACACAGCTATAGGTAGAAGAGCATTAAAATCTAACACCGATGGATCAAATAATGTAGCAGTTGGCGCAGACGCAATGTTTTACAATACAGGGGGTGATTATAATGTATCTATAGGTGTTGCTAATTTACTACAAAACACAACTGGAAATCATAATACAGCAGTAGGGTATGACACTTTAAGGCTTACTACAACTGGATATGCTAACTCAGGATACGGTGCGCAAGCATTAAGAAACAATACGACAGGTTTATATAATACTGCAACTGGTTATCAAGCATTAAAAGGAAATACAACTGGTAGTTATAACACTGCTGTCGGTTTACTAGCTTTAGAAAAAAACACTACAGCGTCTAATAACACTGCTCTTGGTTCTTATGCTTTAAAAGAAAACACAACTGGTTCGTCAAACGTAGGTATTGGTGCTAACTCACTTAAAAATACTACTACTGGTCTTAAAAATATATCTATTGGTCATAACACTATGGAGATGAATCAGACTGGTTCTGATAATATAGCTCTTGGTCATGACGCTTTAAAAACAAATACTAGTGCAAGTAATAACGTAGCAATAGGTAGAGCAGCATTAGGAGTAAGTACTGCATCTAATAACACTGCTGTTGGCCATCGAGCTTTAAACGTTAACACAACTGGTACATCTAACGTAGCTGTAGGGATGCAGGCATTAGATGCTAATACAACTGGTGACCAAAATATAGCTGTCGGTGTTAATGCCTTAACAGCAAGCACAACAGCTAGTAATAATATTGCTATCGGTAATAATAGTTTAGTTGCAAACACAACTGGAACTACCAACATAGCGATAGGAAATAATGCTTTAGATCGTAATACTACAGCTATTGATAATACAGCATTAGGACATGGAGCTTTATATCAAAATACAACTTCTTCAAGATCTACAGCAATTGGAAGAAGTTCTTTAAGAAATAGTAATGGACAAGATAATACAGGAATTGGTTATCAATCTTTATTTGGAACTACAAGTGGTATTGATAATACAGCAGTTGGAAGTAGTGCTTTAAGAAATAACACTACTGCAAGTAATAACACTGCTTTAGGAAAAACAGCTTTATATACAAACACAACAGGATCTGGTAATACCGCACTTGGTAAAGATGCTTTATTTGCAAACACCACTGCTTCTTACAACACAGCGATAGGTGATGATGCTTTACTAAGTAATACAACTGGACAGAAAAACATAGCAGTTGGTCCATTTGCTTTAGATGCAAATACAACGGCTGGAAACAATATAGCTGTAGGATATAATGCTTTAACTACTAACACAACTGGAAACCAAAACATAGCGATTGGTAGAAATTCTTTACAAGTTAACCAAACTGGAATATATAACATAGGTGTTGGAGATAGTACTTTAGCTAGCAATACTGGAAGTTTTAACGTTGCTATGGGTCAAAATGCTTTATATGCTAACACGAGTGGAACTCATAACGTAGGTATTGGTAATTATACTTTAGACGCAAATACTACTGGAACTGTTAACACTGCTATCGGAGCATCTGCTTTAGGTGCAAATATTTCGGGAAGTAATAACACAGCAGTAGGTAATTCTGCTTTAGGTGCAAATACTACAGCAAGTTACAACGTTGCTGTGGGTATGTATGCACTGCAAGACAATACCACTGGAACTAATAATGTTTCTGTTGGTGTTCAAGCTTTGGCTAATAACACTACAGCAAATAACAATACTGCTTTAGGTGCTTATTCCTTAGTATCAAACACAACTGGAACAGAGAACGTAGCTATTGGAGCATACGCTGCTGATGCTGGATCAAATATATCGAATACTGTTGCAATAGGATATAATGCATTAACAAGTACGACGGGTAACCATAATACAGCGTGTGGTTCAAAAGCTTTAGAAGATACTACATCAGGAACTACTAACGTTGCTGTCGGTTCTCTTTGTTTAACAGACAATATCACTGGTGCTAGTAATACTGGTGTTGGATTTTCTTGTTTAAGATACGGCACAGCTGGAAATTATAACGCAGGTTTGGGCTCTGGTGCATTAGAAAATAACACAGCTTCAAACAATACTGGTATTGGATATCAAGCTTTAAATGCAAACACAACTGGAATAAGCAACGTAGCGGTAGGTTCTGGTGCTTTAGACGCTAATACTACAGGTAATAATAATACTGCGGTTGGATTAAATGCTTTAAGTTCTAATACAACTGGACAACAATCAGTAGCAGTAGGTTTAGGAGCTTTGGGTTCTGTTACAACTGCTGATTATAACGTAGCTGTTGGTTCATCTGCTTTGAATTCAGTTACAACGGCAGAAGATAATGTTGCTATGGGAAGAGCAGCTTTAAGTGTAAATACTGCTGCTAATAACACAGGTATTGGTTCCTTATCTTTATATCTCAACACGAGTGGCACACTAAACTCTGGTTGTGGAAGAGGTACTTTGCAGAGTAATACCACTGGTAGTTTCAACACAGCGATGGGTGCGCGTGCTTTACACCTTAACACAACTGCTTCTAGCAATACTGCTGTTGGTTATGAAGCTTTAAAAGTAAACACAACTGGATATAATAATACAGCTTTAGGTACTACAGCTTTAGACGCTAATACGACAGGTCGTGACCATGTAGCGATAGGGGTGTCAGCATTAGGATCTAATACAACAGGAGATTTTAATGTTGCTATTGGTAGAAATTCTCTTGGTACAAACACAACTGGAGACTCAAACACTGCTTTAGGTTTGTCAGCACTTACTGCTAATACTACAGCTAGTAATAATACAGCCGTTGGTCGTGCTGCTTTGCATGACAACACAACTGGAGGAAATAATGTAGCAGTTGGTAGAGATGCTTTAAGTAATAGCACAACCGCAAGTAGCAACACAGTAGTTGGTTCCTTTGCTATGGAAGATACTACTACTGGTGGTAATAATGTTGCTATTGGACACTACGCCTTACATAAAAATACAACTGCTAGTTCTAACTGTGCTGTAGGTTGGTATGCAGCAGCTGAGAGCCAAACAGCAGCTAAAACTACTGCCATCGGTCATCAAGCATTACAGTTTAATACTCATAGTGATAATACTGCTGTTGGGTACACCACTATGCAGTTTAACACTAGCGGTAGATACAACACTGCTTTAGGTGGGCTTGCTTTAAAAACAAACACAACCGCTGATTATAATACTGCTATTGGTTACAACGCTTTATTTGCAAACACAACTGGAACGCAGAACGTAGCTTTGGGTACTAATGCGTTAGATACTAATACTACTGCTTCTTATAATACAGGACTTGGTACTGATGCTTTTGGGGCTTTAACAACTGGCTCCCACAACACAGCAGTAGGAAGACAAGCTGGTGCATCATGTACTACAGCAGACAACACTGTTGCAATCGGTGCTGGTGCAATGTCAAATAATACTTGTACTGGTAGTCGAAATACTACTGTAGGTGCAGGTAGCACTGCTCATATAACTTCTGGATCAAATAATACAGCAATCGGAAGTCTTGCTTTGCATTACAATACAACAGCAAGTAACAACACTGCTGTTGGAAAGTCTGCCTTACAAGAAAACACAACTGGACTTTCTAACGTAGCAGTTGGTTTTGAAGCTTTAGAAGCTAACACAACTGGAGGATATAACGTAGCCTTAGGTGAATTTGCTTTAGAAGCTAACACAACTGGAAACAAGAACACTGCTCTTGGGCGTAACTCTTTAGTAAATAATACACAAGGTAATGATAATGTATCTATTGGCGCACAGTCTATGCTTGACAACACAACTGGAAGTGCCAATGTAGCGATTGGTGTTGAAGCTTTAGATAATAACACCATAGCGAGTTGGAATGTCGCTATTGGTTATGAGAGCTTAACTCAAAATACAACAGGAAATCAAAATGTAGCTGTTGGCAGGTCAGCATTAAGAGATAACAGTACAGCAAGCAATAACACTGCTGTAGGACCGCAAGCTTTATTACAAAACACAACTGGTGCTTCTAACGTAGCCGTAGGTTTTGAAGCTTTAAAATCAAACACAACTGGAGATGGCAACGTAGCTTTGGGAAGTTATGTTTTAGATGCTGCTACAACTGCTGATAAAAACACTGCTGTTGGTCAATATGCTTTAACAAATTCGACTACGGGAGATCTAAATACAGCTATTGGTTTTAATACAATGGCTGCTGCTCAGACCTCAGATCGAAATGTAGCGGTAGGTGGTTATGCTTTAAGTAGTTATAGTCAAACAGGTGATAATTATATAGTTGCTGTTGGTTATGGTGCTGCCAGTAACTCAACTTCTGCTGGTCAGTTTGTTGCTATAGGTGGATCTTGTTTAGGTAGTCAAACTACTGCCATCTACAACGTAGGAATGGGTTATAACTGTTTGGCTGGTACAACAACAGGTAGCTCTAACACAGCAGTTGGTAGATCAGCAATGTACGCTAACCAAACAGGTGGTAATAATACAGCACTTGGATATAACACCTTAGTTAATAACACTGTCTCCAATAATACTGCGATTGGTAGTCAAGCTTTAACAGCAAACACAACTGGAGCTAACAATGTAGGTGTAGGTAAAGGATCTATGGATTCAAATACTACAGGTACAAATAATACTGCTGTTGGTTATAACTCTTTAGAAAAAAACACAACTGGAGGTAATAATGCAGCGTTTGGATTAGGTGCTTTAATTAACAATATTGATGGAAGTTCTAATACTGCCTGTGGTAGATTAGCTTTACAAAGTACGTCATCAGGTAGTAATAACACAGCTATAGGTCATGTTGCTGGAGATAATATTACAACTGGCGATAATAATACTGTTATTGGTTGTAATGCTGAGTCTTCCTCTGCAACTGTTGACAATGAAATAACACTTGGTGATACTAACATCACCAAATTTAGAATACCAGGTATAGATTTCTTCTTGAAAGATAATGGTGGCACACCAACACAAGGACACGTTTTAACAGTAGATGCTAATGGTGATGCAAGTTTTGAAGCTGTAAGCGGTGCTACTGGTGGTGGAAGTGATAAAATTTTCTACGAGAATGGTCAAACAGTCACGACAAGTTATACTATTACTAGCGGAAACAACGCTATAAGCGCAGGGCCAATCTCAATTCAAAGCGGTGCTGTTCTTACTGTTCCATCAAATTCAACTTTTACTATTGTCTAATCATGGCTGAACGTACTGCTGACGAAATTGCTGCAATCTTTTCTGCTGCTGGAGATAGCGTCACTCTTATAAACGAACTTGCAGGGTTATCATCTTTAACAGATGAGCAAAAAGATACAATCAAAAGAAATGTAGAGCATCTTGAAATTATTAAGGCTTATAAAAAAGAAGATGAAACTACATCAATTTGGACAAGTGAAGACTTTACTGCTCAAGACGCTGCCGTTACACTTGGGAAAAGTAAGTATTAATTGTGGCGGTAACGATTAATGGCAACGGAGCAGTAACAGGTCTTACAGCCCTGCCAGATTCTGCTATGGCAGAGGATTCTGTTATCCAAGTTGTAACAAATTCAACGAATACAGAAGTAAGTAATAGTACGAGTACTTATGCGGATACTGGATTATCATGTAGCATAACTCCATCATTAGCAAGTAGTAAGATTTTAGTTATAGTTGACCAACAAATGCAGATTTATAGTCCTAGTAGTGGCAATAATGGTTTTGGAGTTCAACTTC